AGTCTACGACCAATGGGAGTGAGTGTGCCATCACTACGCTGCACAATCTGTTCACCTGTGCGCGGATCTACCCAGCGAATGATCTCGGGACGAACCTTGCCCCACTTGTCAATCTTTTCACCGTATGGACGTGGTTCAATGGGTCCAATTACTTCATAGGTGATCATGCCGTTCTTGTACTTCTTGAACGTGCAGTGCATCTTGCGACCTTGTGAGTGATATTCACTATCAGAGTGTGGCACAAACGCAGTGAAGAATTCATTTTGAATCTGATCACGACCTGGGATTGAAGCATCCTTGGGAGGCAGAGTTTTCAGAGGCTCTTCAGGCACAAGGTCAGTCTTGTCCAGGTAAGGATTGTCTCGACCAATGTACTTTTCTTCCACGTTTACACCGTTGAGTGTGTCCATGGCTATTTGATATTTGAGTTTGTTGGCACGACCTTTAAGGTTCAGCACTATGCCTGTTTCATCGTACACAAAGCGTTCTAGGTCCTTGGCCGTAGGGAAGTCGGTCATCAAGCCTTCTGTGTCGAATTCACGATCAACAGGTGCGGGCTCTTGAGGCTTCTTGAGTCTGGTGGGTCGGGCTTCTGGTTCAGAGGGCACTGCAGGTTCTACTGTGTCATCCCAGATGTTTTCTGTGGGGGTGGGTTTAGGTTTGTTGTTCATATCTTTTCCTTGTCAGAACATAAACTTGAGCACACCCTTGTGTGCCCAAGTGGGGGTTAATCAATAACCGGAACTGGCGCCTAAGGCACCCTTGCGGGCTGCTGCTGACTTCTGTTGTTTGCCAGCGTTGCCCTTGGTAGGACCACGACCAACATTGACCTTGGCCTTGAGTGGCTCCACTGCTGGATCTCTAACACTGCGCATTAGTTCGCCACGACGTGCCACAGCGTCTGTGACCATATCAGCCAGAGCACTTTTCTCTGATCCTGACTTGGCCTTTTCAGCCATAAAGTCCGCACGTTTAGAACCAGTGTTGTGGTTGCCTGTTGTGGGGCCACGCTTCTGGTTGATGCTCTTGGCATTCATATTGGTTGTTGATGTTCTCATAATAGGACTCCGGGTGTGATGTATACTGAACCAGTGGGTGAATGGCCAGCGGCACTGATGTAGATGTTGCCTGTGGCATTGGGTGCTTGTGCCACAGCAATCAAGGCATAGCCATAAGGTGGAATGATTACTCCAATACCATTGGCACCTGAAGTAGGAACACTTGCATTGGTGTCTAATGCATTGAAACTATAATTCACTGCCACGATATTGGCAGCGTCTTCGTTCACACAGTACAGCACGTTGGGCATGCCAATGCCGCCAGTCTGGATTGTGATTGATGTGTCGGTAGAGTCATCAGTGTAGTCTACTACTGCTGATGGACCGATGGGTGTGAATGGAACCATTTTGTGTCAGTCCTATTAGTATTGGCTCTTGGGGCCATAGTTGATGCCACCAGTTGAACCTGCTGCCACTGGACGGCTACCTTTGGTCACTGCGCCATAACTGGTGCCACCACTCTGACCAACGCGAATGCTGTCAGGGTTTGAAGGCTTCTTAACTGCAGTCATACCAGAGCCACGCACTTGTGCTCCACGGTTGATTGAGTCACGCACTGAACCTTGCTTGGGCAGTGACGGTGTGGCAGCTGTGGGTGCCCGGCGATGTGCATCTTTGGTTACACTTGCACCAAGGTTCCGAGGCGTGTCGCAATCACCGTTGTTGCCCACTGTGGGTCCACGACCTTTGTTCACAAGCCTGCCATCATTAAGATGACCGCTCCATTTGTTCACATGCACACCAGCACGTACACGGCCAGTGGTTTCACGTTCAGCACCGTCAAACTTGAGTGTGGTATCACTCTGTGTTTTTGAATTAGGTTTCATTTAGTTTTTCCTTTTGACTTCGAAGTCTTTGTTGTACCAGCCGCACGTTTTGTAGCATAGGCAATGGCCACGGCTTGCTTGGTGGGCTTACCGGCAGCTACTTCCTTTTTAATGTTTTCCTTGAAGGCCTTCATGGATGTTGATTTGATCAGTGGCATAGTACGATTATTTAGTTGAGGTGGCAATTTCGTTAAGTTTGGCTAGTGCTTCTCTGAATGCTGCTTGCTTGTGTTCCAGTTGCTGTGGATCTTCTGAGTGTTCTACGTTGACTCGATCTCCTACTACTTTGCCCAGAAACATCTTTTCGTATTGTAGACGAGTATTACGGTCGTTGTTTTCTATGCTTTCTGCATAGCCTTGTGCTATGAGATCTTCTAGATTTTCACCTGTGTGGCTGTACACGCTGGTCAATATGCTTTGTATGGATATCTTGTTGGTGCTGCCTGTTGGTCTGCCTGCTCCGGGTCTACGTCCTCCAGCACGGCTTTTGGGTATGCTTTGCACCAGTTGATCAGCACCTGGACCTTGAGCAGCATCGTTAATGCGTTTGGCGTTGAGCTTTTGTTTTAGCTTTAGGCGTGCTCGTTCCACCACAGCGTAGTTTCGATTCAGTTGTGTCTGTGTTATGCCCAGGCTTTTTACTATCTCATCGTCCGTGAGAAGACTGGTTGCGGCTCGCTCAAGTTCTTGTTGTAGTTGTTGTGCGTCCATTTAGGTTCCTGTGGGCAGATCGAATAGTTCTGTCATGTTGTTGTGTAGGGCCTGATCACGGTCAAAAGGTTCTGGATTGGCCAGGTCATCCCACAGCACACCATCACTCTCTCTCACTGCCTGTAGGCCTGTTAGCTCTTGCCAGCGTCGTATGGTCACGTCCACAAACTTAGGCTCCAGTTCCACACAGCGAGCACAGCGACCTGATATCTCTGCTGCCATCAAGGTTGATCCTGATCCTGAGAAGCCATCATACACTATGTCGTTTATTTGACTGCTGTTGATCATGTGATACTCTATCAGTTTCACTGGTTTGACCGTGGGATGTAAACTGGCTGTTTTGCGTGGCTCTTTTTTGAACTCTTGATAGTTGGTGTCAAAGTCTCGAATAATCTTGATCAGTTGTGCTGGTGTTTTCTTTTCTAGGTCGTCTAGGTCAAATGCGTTGGGATGCATCTTGTGACCGTACCAGGAGTGTTCTGCTCCAGACTTCCAGCCGTAGATAATGGGCTCGTAGTATTTGGCGTAGTCTGTGAGCCAGGTGCTGGCGTTGTTCTTGCGCCAGATCAGAGTGTCTGCTATGTGTACGTTGTTCTTTTCCAGCACTTGTTTGAACTGATGATTGTATCTAATGTCATGACACCAGTACAGGCTGGCTCCAGGTCTTACGTAAGGCATCACTGCTTGGAGATGTGCGTCCAGGAATGCGTCCAGTTGTTCACCACTTAATGAATCATTCACAATCTTGTGATTTTTTAGTTCATTGTATTCTTTGCTGTGATTGATACCGTTGGCTGTCTGGTATGCCACACCGTAAGGAGCGTCTTCCCACACTAGGTCAATCTTTTCTGTGCCTAACAGTGCTGCCACTGTGTCTGCTGCTGTTGAGTCGCCGTTCACTATGCGATGGCGCCCCAGCACCCATACATCGCCTGACTCACTGTAGGTTTCGGGCGTGAGCACATCGCGAACTTGATCTAGTAGATCTTCGTCGTCGCGAAACAGTTTGTTGAGTTCGCTTTCGCTAAATCCTGATTGATAGCTCACATCCTGTATGGTTATGCCGTCCAGCATGACCTGCAGTTCTTCCATCAGCAGGGTGTTGTCCCATTGTGCGTTTTCGTTGCTACGGTTGTCCATGAGTCTGTAGGCTCGCACCTGTTCGTCAGACAGAGTATCTGCTACCAGCACAGGCACTTGCTTTAGGTTCAGTTTATGGGCTGCGCGATATCGCGTGTGTCCTACCACTATCACATGGTCTCGGTCCACCACAATGGGCTGCTGGAATCCATATTGCTCCAGTGATTTGGCCACGGTGTCCACTGCCCGATCATTCTTACGCGGGTTTTTGGCGTAGGGTTTGATGTCGTTGATGGGTGTCATTACTATGTTCATATCTTTTCCTATCTGATTATTTCTGATTGTTATTCATATTTAGCGACTGCGCAAATACAATGGGTTTTGGCATGGGAGTTGCTAATTTTGCGTCAGCATAGATTTTGAGTTGCAACATAAACCACTGCTGACATTCCGCTTCCTTTAGTCCTGACCGTTCTGCTATGAGTGCTAACCGTGCCATGGCTGCTTGCACTTCTATGGGATGTTTGAGTTCATGTGCTTGAGCAAGCTCTGCGCCAAACTCCCCGTCAGTTATCATCCACATGTCATCGCCTGCTCTAAACATCACTGGCCGGGTCTTCTCAGGTGTGTCAATCAGACGACCGCCCCACCGCTTGATCTCTGCTATTTCCTTGGCACGTAGTCTTGCTTGTCCCATTGTGTGTTTCCTTTGGTTATATATGATTGTCGTGAATTATCAGGGTTGTTAAATATGTCTATGAGACAGACCCGCACTACCTACAGACGCCTTAAATCTGGTTGGCAACAGAGCGTGAGCCTTACTGTTCCTTTGGATCTGGAGGTTCAACAGTTCTTACACACCTGGCGGCCACTTACTTTTTCTTCTTGTCACGCTGTGCCTGACGCCACTGACGCATACGCATCTTGCGATACTCAGCAAAACTCTGACTGCGATCCAACCCCTGTGCTATAAACTCCTCGTGCCAGCGAGCAGTGGTGACCACACTGGGTGAGTGGCGACGCTGTTCCCAAACAGCGTGATTGATGCTTCTTGCGGTGTCGTTTAGTCGTTGTGTCATCGGAATGCTCCTGGTTGAGTTAAAGGTAAATCATCTATTCTGGGACTGCGGCGATTGAACACCAGGTGTCCGTGTATGCCTGTGCTGTGATACACTCGTGTTTGTTGCTCGCTCATGGCATGATTCATTGGTATGATCAACTG